TACCGCACCCGCCACAGACGCGTACACGGTGGTTGTAACTGGTTAACAAACATTGACCTTGAGGGGTCAATCAGAAGAAACCGAAAGCGATTGAGGTCGTGGCACAAAAATTTACAGTTCCAATTACTATCAAAGAGTTGTCGTCTGCTGGGTCGGATGCGATAACCATTCTTGTTGACGAAGATTCTTTTTCCCGACTAAAAATTGAGGCTGGCGGCAGACTCACTTGGGGAACTGGTTCAGTCTCTGGAGACGTGAACCTGTATCGCGATTCAGCGAACACCCTCGCTACCGACGACATATTCAGGGCATTCTTGGGTTTGGTGACCAAGACGGTCAGTGGAACACCAGTTGACACACTTCCCGATGGTGCATTAGTCGTCGACAACACAAACGAAAAGTTCTACTTCAGAACCAACGGCGCCTGGAAACAAGTCAGTGGCGGCGGACTCGCATCCTCGGACGTGGACGGAGGCAACGAATTGGTAAGCGACATTCTCGAAGCGGAAGTTACAAACTGGCCCATCGCCCTATTCGACGGAGGAACTGAACTCTAATGGCTGGAGCACGCGTTCAACTAAAAAGGTCCACAGCCGCCGCATGGTCGGCTGCAAACCCAGTTCTTTATGCTGGGGAAATCGGTCTTGAGACCGACACCAATAAATTCAAGATTGGCGACGGCTCAACCGCATTCAGTTCACTGCCTTATTTCAACGGCAACCTCACTGGCTCCAACCTAAATGACCTTGCCGATGTAACGATTACATCAGCCGCCAACGGCGACTTCTTGCGATGGAACGGCACCGCGTGGGTAAACGACGCTGTCAATCTCTCCGTGGACACGGTCGGCTCGTATGTTGAGTCGCTCGTTGCTGGCACTGGCGTAACCCTAAGCAATAACTCTGGGGAAGCCGCAACACCAACGATTGCAATTGGTCAGGCGGTCGGTACTGGTTCCACTGTAACTTTTGCTGGCGTAACTGCACCACTTACTGGAAACGTAACGGGCAATGTCACGGGCAACGTCACGGGAAACGTCACTGGCAATGCAGACACCGCAACGACCCTTGCCACTTCAAGAACGATTGAACTGACTGGCGACGTCACTGGTTCTGCCTCGTTCGATGGCTCCGCCAATGCGTCAATCACCGCAACGATTGCGGCAAATAGCGTTGCTCTTGGTACTGACACAACAGGCAATTACGTCTCTGATGTAACTGGCGGAACTGGTGTAACCGTCACTCACACACCTGGCGAAGGTTCTAGCCCGACGATTGCAATCGGTCAGGCAGTGGGTACTGGTTCTACCGTAACTTTTGCGGGTGTTACCGCACCATTGACCGGCAACGTCACTGGCAATGCAGACACGGCAACAACGCTCGCCACCTCGCGAACAATTGAGTTGACGGGCGACGTAACTGGCTCGGCTTCGTTCAATGGGAGTGCAAATGCATCAATTGCCGCGACCATTCAGCCCAACTCGGTGGCGCTGGGCACCGATACGACTGGTGACTACGTAGCGAGCCTCGTTGCTGGTACGGGCGTAACGCTCACTGACAACTCTGGAGAAACGGCAACGCCAACCATCGCAATCGGTCAATCCGTCGCCACGAATGCCAACCCGACGTTCGCTGGCGCGACGCTCGATGCCGTCCAGGTCGGAATCACTGCCGCTGGGGAAATAGACACCACATCGGGCAACCTGACGATTGACTCGGCTGGCGGCACGGTGACCGTCGATGACGTCCTGACCGTCAATGGCAACATCAACACGAGCAACCAAATACGAATCACTGGCACGACCGCAACGTCAATTCCAAACGTGAATGGGCAACAAGAAGCATTCTTGACCGTCAGGGCATCAGCAGCCTCCTACGACGACGGCAACGGACCAAGTCTTCTCATTGTGCGTAATAATAACGATGCTGGATTGACGATAAGTCAATACGGCAATTTCGCGCTGACTGGCGGGGGTCTTATCTCTGGCTACACGGGCGATGGCGGCGGCGGCACCGTTGAAATCCGTGGCACGAGTGGCGCAACCCAAAGAGGACTCATGGTTACCGCCAACGAGTATGCCGCCTCTGGCAACAAGATACAAACCTGGCAGTCCCATGACCAAACGATAAATTCATTCGTAAAGCCAGACGGTTCGTTCAGCATCAGGAACGTCCAGGTCGGTCTCACCGCCGCTGGCGAGATTGACACATCTTCAGGCAACCTCACGATTGACTCGGCTGGCGGAACCGTCACCGTCGACGACAACCTGACGGTCACGGGCAACCTGACCGTCTCGGGGACCACGACCACCGTCAACACCGAGACTGTTACAATTAATGACAACATCATTGTTCTTAACAATAACTCGGCTAGCGAACCAACCGAAAACGCAGGCATTGAAGTTGAGCGTGGCGATGTTACAAACGTCGCACTTCGCTGGAATGAGTCTAGCGATAGATGGGAATTAACTAACGATGGCACAACCTACGCTAACATAGTTACAAGTTCCTCAACGGATACGCTTACAAGTAAGACTCTTACGTCTCCAGTTATAAATACATCCATAACTACAGGATCTTCTTCTGTTGATTTATTTACCTCAACAGCAACTACCGTTAACTTCGCAAACGCAGCTACAACATTTCACATAGCTGGCGCAGCTACGGCTATTAATATCGCGAATACTGCAACAGGAGCTCAAGTTCTTAACCTGGGGTCAGCTTCCACAGGCGAATCTACTTACAATATTGGCACTGGAGCAACAGGAGCCTCTACTACAAAAATTCTTAACCTTGGAACTAATGGAGCTGTTTCGTCAACGACCAATATTAACATTGGATCAGCAAACGGCGGAACTATAACATTAAATAGTCCAACTGTTACCATATCAGGCAACCTAACTGTTTCTGGGACAACCACAACTATCAACACTGCGACTTTAAATATTGCAGATAATCAAATTGTACTAAACAGCGACGTTACTGGTGCGCCAACAGAAAACGCCGGAGTCACTGTTGAACGAGGCACAAGTACCGATGTTGACATTCGTTGGAATGAAACATCAGATCTTTGGGAGATCACAGAGGACGGTACTAATTACGATTTACTTAGCAGTCGCACGCTATTTAATCAGCAGACAGCTAGTTATACGTTGATTAGATCGGACAAAAATAAAATAGTAGAAATGAGTGCTACTAGCGGACTAACACTAACAGTCCCTGCTGATAATACAGTAGATTATCCAGTTGGATCAGAAGTAAGAATCTTACAAACAAATACAGGCCAAGTAACTTTGGCAGGAGCTGTTGGGGTAACTGTAAATGCAACACCAGGATTAAAACTTCGCGCTCAGTGGTCTTCTGCCACTCTTGTTAAAAGAGCGGCAAATACCTGGGTAGCACTAGGAGACTTGGCAGCATAAATGAGTAACATAACAGGTGATGAATCAGGAGTAAGAAAAAACTCAATCCCAAATGTAGTTCGGGTCTAAATCTTCAACAGCAAACACCACAATAACTACAGCAGGTTTTGCTGTAGGTACTGTTACCGATGTAAGTACTGCAGTTCCGGCAGAAGAAAATGATGTTACCGCACAAAACCTTACAGCAGGCACGGTACTACCATTGGGAACAAGTTTGGATTATACTAGAAAAAGTCCTTTTTTCCCACCATATTTTCCACCGTTCTTTCCACCATTCTTTCCTCCGTTTTTTCCACCATTTTTCCCACCGTACTTCCCGCCATTCTTCCCGCCATTCTTTCCACCATTCTTTCCACCATTCTTTCCACCATACTTTCCGCCATGGTTTCCACCATTCTTCCCGCCATTCTTTCCACCCTTTTTCCCCCCATTCTTCCCGCCATTCTTCCCGCCATTCTTCCCGCCGTTCTTCCCACCAATTTTTAAATAATAAGATTGAAACCTATGTCTAATAATTGGCTATCAGATATAAACTATCAAAAAAGCATAGCTAAGAACATTAGTGAAGCCGCTAAAAAGGGATCCTCAAAATCCATGCCGTGCTGCGACGTATCGGATATGGACAGGGTTAGAATGTCCGCCGCCGAGAGAGAATTTGCTAACAGTTTATTGTCGATTGCCCAAAAGTATGGAAAGCTTTCTGATATGGACAACAACGGAATATGGGTTGGATATGTTTCTAAAGCGGAGAACGACGACTACGACATAGGCGTGCGCTGCGAGAACTGTGTACTTCATGAGTCGGAATCGGTATGTAAAATTATTAAACAAAAGATAGAACCAGGCGGACGCTGTCGTCTAGCGGCCATACCAGATGGGTTGGTCGATGTCGGTATGGACGAAGAAGATATGGATGATGAAGACTAATCTTCATGAAAGTATGGATTGATCAAGACTTATGTACTGGCGATGGCCTGTGCACGGAACTCGCTCCGGCTGTATTCATGATGCATTCGGATGGACTTGCCTACGTGAAAGATCCCAGCTGGCCAAATTTGCTTGGCCCAGATGGGAAAGGAAGCGAGCCAAAATTAAAAATGATAGCAACGACCGAGTTTCCCGACACGATGCTTGACTAAGTTATTCAATCAGCTGAGGATTGTCCTGGCGAATGTATTTTCATAGAGGAGTAATACAAGTTTAGTCAAAAATTTTTCTAAAACTAATACTTTATTGCCCAAAAACTTGAACACGCATATCTCATCCCAGATGTGACTATTTCAACTTTATGAGTATAAAGCTCTGAAGAAGGAAATGTAATAAACATATTTTCTTCTGGTTCTATCACCAAATCAAGGTTTTTAAAGCATAAACGACCACCAGAAAATGAAGAACCAGGATAAAAAATACTGCTTATGTCGCGGCGCGGATGTCCAGTTGGCGTTTTCAAATCAAGAGTTGAGCCGTCCCAGTGATAAGGAAGTCCTTCTCCCGGAAAAAAAACAGTAATACCAACACCTTCCTCACGATACACATCAACGCTATAAGACTCCCTTATTGCAGCCACCGCCCTGGGAATAAATATATCGGCAAAGTTGAATGAGCTGGAATAAGTTGTTAGAACTTCTCCACTTGGGTAATATATTTCTTCTTTTTCGTTGTATATAGGTTCTTTTCTTAAAAGCGGAGACTGTTTTATATAAGCACTCAACTGCGTAAATTCATCGTCATTCAAGAATGAACTAATCTTGTACAGTTCATTTTTAATTTTATGAATCACAATAATTCACTTATTGTATAAAAAGATGGAGTTGTATATCTTTCTCCTTTAATTATTTTTTTCACACCATGCAAGTAATGAATATCGCCTGGATGAGCAACAGCCAATCCAGGTTGCGGCCTTATAGTCAAATCATGCTGAGGATAATACAATTCGCCACCTTCAAAATTATCATTGTAATAAAGCAAGGAGTTAATATCGTAGGTGGGAAAGGGATTTGGAGACCCATCGTTCAATTGCTTATCAGCATGAGGCTGCTGTTCAGTTCCTGGAAACCATCTAATTATAACTGGTGGACGAGTAGTTAATTTTACCTTAAATTCATCTTCTAAAAACCACTGCATTTTTATAATATATTTATCAATTAAATTATAAATATCAAGATTTATCCTTGATAAAATGTCATAACTACATTGGCGATTTGCCCAGTAGGATGCGTCATAAGTGCAAGTTCCGTCTTCTGCGTATTGATTTTCTCCTGGATCCATCCATTCATTTATGGTTGGAAGAAAATTTTGTATTGTTTTTAAGTCTTCTAATTCAACAAAATTTTTAAGTATTTTAATATTATTAATAGATCTACCAAAATGACCAGGAAAAACTAAAGATTCTTCAGCATTTTCTAGACTTTTAATGTCTTGATTTTTCATCTATTTTCTCATCCTAACTATGCGTATCTAGTCAGAATAGTATATCATTTAATATGCGAATAGCACAAACTAACTTTAGGAGTTTAAAATGGAATATTATCATGTTGGTGATCCAAAACTTGGAATAAATCTTTATAGGAATGCAATTCCAGAAAATCTAAACATTCCAGAAAGATTAGAAAAAACAATAGGAAATAGTAATCATGAATTTTTTAAATGGTCCGAAGCGATGGTGGGCTACAACACGAAAATGCCAGATTATAGGGACTGCGTCGACTTGAAAGTCAGTCCTGTGCATTGGCCTCATTTGGGCGAAGAATTCAAAGAAATAGAAAATATATACAACGATACAAATACTGTCTTAAATGAATGTCTACAGCACTATCAAAGCAGATATAACTTTACTATGGAATTTCAGGAAGCTATTAATTTTGTAAGATATAAAAATGGACAACATTTTTCTGTTCATTCTGACCATGGGTTTTCCTACACATGCACAGTGTCTTCTATAGGCTATTTTAATGACGATTACCAAGGGGGAGAGTTATGGTTTCCTTTTCTCGATATTAAAATAAAAGCTAAAAAAGGAGATGTAATATTTTTTCCATCAACATTTATTTTCGCTCACGCTGGACTAAAGGTAACTGAAGGAGTAAAATATTGCGCGGTAACAATGTATGATTACAACGATGCTAATCATAAAAACACTGAATACGGAACTAACGTTCCAAAATATTTAGATTCATCTAAGACGAATGAATCTAATTCTGAATTATTATCTCCAATGAAATAAGTATGGCATTATTTACCTTAACAAAAACTCACCAAAATCCTCCAGAAATTAAACAATCTCGACTAAAAAGAGACTGGATGGATGATACTTACAACAAACACGCGTATCAATGTCTTCCAATGACAGTGGCCAATGTTAGTGGTTGGGAACTTATACTTCAACAAGATGTTGTAGTAGAGTGGGATGGAACAAATAGTCCACCAAAAGTATTAGAGGGAGCAACCCTAAATGATAGAGCAATTGTTATTCCCAGCATTATTGGGATAATGTCATTTACGACTGGATGGACCTTTGGAACAGAGGATGGATATAGTACATTCATATCTGGATCTCCAAATTACTTTGTCGATGGCGCTGTTCCGTTATCGGCAACTATACCTAGTTTTTGGTGGCCTGATGAATTTAATATGAATTGGAAAATTACTAAAATAAATGAACCAGTAGTATTTGCTAAGGGTATGCCATTTATGCATTTTACTATGATAAAAAATGATTTATTAGAGTCTGTTGAATTTAAAATAGAAAATTTATGGGATAAACCAGATTTAATGAGTCAAAGAATGTCATATGGTGAAGCCAAGATGAAGAAGAATGCAGAAGAACCATGGACATGGATGAAGGGTATTAAAACCGGAATTAATGAAAAGGGAGAAAAAATAGGGCCTTCTAGTTCTGGATTAATTAAATTAAAAGAACCTTATTGATATTTGATGAAAATATATTTACTATAAGTGTATAATTTTTGTATTAAATTTGAAGAGGTATTCAAGTGTCTGCTTATGATTTATTGTCTAAGGATGATATAATAAATATGCTATTAATAGAAAAAGATAAAGCAATTACAGAAATTTGGAGTCTTTTTAGATTAAACGAAGAATACTTTCCAAATTTTGAAATAACAAGTTATTCTTTTAGTGAAGAAGATACTGAAAATATGAAAAGTTATGCAACTCAAAAAACAATGTTAACGTTAACAAAAAAACTTAAAATAATTGATTTATTAATCAAAGAAAAAGGATATTTGTATGTTTGAAATTTCAGAAAACGACAAAAATAAAGCAAAACTTCGCGCAATAAAACAAAAAGAAAAATTTATTTATCAACTGGCCCTAGATCTTGCAATTAATCCAGAAACTATTTCCCTCGAAAATAATATAGTTATTCCAGATGAATCAGATCCACTCTATGGCCATCATGTCGTTTTAAGTAATGCGATAATCGATCTAAAGAATCTAAAAAGCTAGTTTACTATGAACAAAATTCCTATTCAAAGTAAAAACTTACCAGAATTATGTGGTGACCCATATATGGATTCTGTCGAGGCACTGGGAGTAAATGGCTTATTAGAAATAGACGGTACAGCAACAGAGGAAAGAAATACGATTATATCTAGTTGGATGAATAACGAAATCTCAACTAAAGAAGTGCTTAACAAAGTGCACGCCTCTGAAGAATATCAATGCAATGTCTTTTTTGACTACAGTAAATCTACAAAAATAATAGAATCAATAAAAGAAGAAATAATAAAATCTTTAGATGAAGAGAATACATGAAATACGACAAACAGAAACACGTTAGATTTTTACAATATAACTTATTGTATACTCTTTTTTCAATCGGACTTGATGAAAGTAAACTTGACACAATTACACCTGAAGAAATGTTAAATCAAATTCATCAAACATATCCTGGATTACGGTAGTGAAATGGGATCAGTATCCACTTCCGTTAGAGAGCATCAGCTTACGATAAGCGATCTAGCTCAGCAAACACTTTATTATTATCAAAATATAAAAAAGAGAAATTAAGATGACTACAGATTCAGAATCATACAAAAAAAAGAGAGCTTCTTTATTTAGGGGAAGCGAAGAGATGAACATGTTCCAGGGTATGGCTTTCTCTGCTGAAAAAAGCAAAACAAAATATCAAAAATTAATTACAGATGAAAAATTAAAAACAAGATCGCACCAAGTGCTTGAATTTGAGAAGTCAATCAACGCTGATAGATCCACAAAGTCAATAGGCCGTTTCCCCAGTGATTTACATACATACGAAATACTTTCAAGAAATTTGATTGAAATGTTAGCAGCAAGAAGATACGAAGCAGCTCAAATTGAAATGATAATTCAATTATCAAAACCTAAAAAAATGCTTTTTACCGATCCACAATTTTGGAGAACACCATTTGAGTATCTTGAAAAAGAATTTGATATAAGCATTTTTGTTCCAAATGATGAGAATTTGTACAGAGAAGAAGCAATTATCATGGATAAAGAAACGCAACTGAATGTTCTAGATCCACTTGATATTCAGAACGGGGTTATACCAAACGGTATTGATTTAATAATTACCAGTTTTGGATATTTGACCTCAAATCCAAATGAAAATATTCTTAAAGATTTATACGATGCACTTTCAGACAATGGAGCAATTTTTATTCATAATTCAAATTTCTTCAGTGTTTCCTACACTAGTTATGCAGTAGGGTCATTAGCAACTAAACTGCATGATGATATAAGAGAGCTTACTGGATCAAACAGTTATCATATTCCATCTTTTATTGGTTTTACGGTAGTTACTAAAAACCTCACATAATAATATTATATGAAAATAATTGATAATTATATTAAAGATGTTTCTACGTTAGAAAAAATTTCAAAAGATATCTCATTCTTCCCCGTTGCAATGGGAGACAAAGAAAAAATAGCAACTGAAATAAACTCATATCACAATGAGGCAGCAAGTTGTTTTGCCCCTTATATGTTTTGGGATGGATGGTGGAGATCGCCTGTAAATACTCTTAAAAAAGAAATTATTAAACTTATATGGGAAGATAATCTAGAGTATAATTTAGATGATATTTTAGGTTTTGAATATTGGACAAGAACATATCATCCAGGTCAATATCTTCAGTTTCACGTAGATGAAGATACCTTTCTGTACGCAAAAGATAAAATTTATACTGGACCAATAATAGGGTGTGTATACTATCGGTTGCGAAAATGAAAATGGCGGTTTTTTAGAAGTTCATTCTAAAAAATTACAAGATTATACACAAGGCGCTCTTGAACAAGAATACGTTTGTGACTATATCTCTCCAGTAGAATTTAGAGAAAGAATAGCATACAAGGGTAACAGGTTAGTTATTTTTGACGTAGGGCATACAATACATAATACTACACCAGCTTTATCTGGTAAGAGAGAAGTAATGGTTATAAACGTATGGCACAAAGACGTTCCTCCAACGGGACTAAAATCAAATTCTTTTTACTATGAATAAAGTAAAATAAAATGTATAAAGATAAAAAAATAACAGATGCTCAAAAAACAATTAAAATTATAGATAACTATATAGAAGACAAAGAACTTCTCAACGACATAGAAAGCGATTCATCTTTTTTTCCAGAAAAAATGGGAGACGATCCAAGACAGTTAAAAACTGGGAACATATATCACGGAGAATCTTCAATCTATTCTCCATGGATGTTTTGGGATGGATGGTGGAAAAGCCCTGCCGATACTGTAAAAAAAAGATTAGTTCAACAAATTTGGGAACCAAATCTACCATGCGATAAAGAAGATATAGTAGGTTTTGAATATTGGACCAGAACTTATAGCTCTGGTCAATACCTCCCGCTTCATTTGGACGAAGATACGTTTCTATATGAAAGAACTGGAGAATTTAGATGTCCAGTATTAGGCGCAGTTTACTATGCCCATTTTGATGTTGAAGAAAATAATAACGCTGGATTTCTAGAAATACATTCTGGAAGAGTTGAAATAGATATGGAAAAAAGATATCAGCTAGCTACTTTTCAAGAAGAAAACAAAGAAAGAGCAATAGCCTTAGAAAAGTTTTATAAACCAGAAAATAAAGTTGACAAAATAGCATACATACCAAATAGATTAATTATTTTCGATGCTGGGATGATTATACATGGAACTACTCCCAATGGAGTTGGCGGAAAACGTTTTATTACGGGAATTAACGTTTGGCATAAAGATAATCCTCCAATTGGTTATGCTGAAAAATTGTTTGTTTTTGAACAACCATTATGATATAATATTATAAGAACTAACGAAAAAGGATTTGTATGTTAGGAAAATGGAAGATATCAGTAAATACACCGTTTGGTGAGGAGATATTTATTTTAAATATTTTTTCTAACGAACAAGGCTTTTATGGTGATGTTCAAAATAATAATGGCACTTTAAAAATAAACTCTATAATTTTTTTAGATAACAAAAGCATTCACTGGAAAGAAACAACTCAAGTGCCGATTGACGCGACAATTAATTTTACTGGTTTAATAAATAATAATTTAATGACTGGTTTTGTAGAAATAGATGAATACTTAAGAGTACCATTTGAAGGAGTTCTAGATGTCACTGTATAATATAAAAGTATCATCTATTGACGGCAAAGAAGATTACCTTTCGACATTTAATGGAAAAGTTGTTCTTGTGGTAAACATATCATCCAAAGCTGGATACACACCCCATTGCTCTAACTTATGGTCTTACGCAAGAACCTGTAGACAGCTTTGGCAATTGCAAAAAGTTCACGATGAATTTAAAAATAGAGGTTTCTCTGTTTTGGCTTTTCCAAATAATCAATTTGGCTCAATGGAACCTGGATCAAACGAAGAAATAAAACAATTTATAGAAAACCACTATAGTTTTGTTACTTTTCCAATATTTGAAAAAGTAGACGTAAATGGAAAAAACGAACACGAAGTTTTCTCTTTCTTAAAAGGAATAGAAAAAAGAAACTATGATGACTACGCGGCAAACGATTCTGAGGGAGCAAAAAGAAATCAAAACTTAGCTGGTCAAGCAATAGCGCGAATATCTCACGGATATGAAAAATTTCTTATATCTAGAGATGGATCAATGGTATCTAGATTTAATTGGCAAGACATGCCATTAGATACTATTCCTCGAATACAGGGTGCAGGATGGACAATAAGAGAAGCAATTGACGAGGTATTAGGATGATAGATCAAGATTGGTCAACCCCCAACGAGGCAAATAGAAACTCAGAACCGTATCCGGTTTCTCCAGTAATAGGAGAAAAAGAGAGAACGGAAATAGGCTCATTTGAATCCGAAGAAATAGCTCCTGGAATAGTTGTTATTCATAATGTTTTTACTATAGATAAAAATTTAATATTAAAGCATATAGATAGCAGAGCGGAAGAAGCCAATAAAACTAGATGGAAGTGGACAAAAACAGAAGAGGGAGAAGAGTACGCAATTAACGAGGATGGTTTTAGATACAGACCAGAAGACGTACCATGTGCTCCAGTAAGAATACTTGATCCAGTTAATCCAAAAACAGATAAAGAAATAAAAAATTGGTTTATCTATTTAGAAGAACAAATATATAAAGGCTTAATAAAATATATAGATTATTATCCTTTAATGATAGGCTCAATATGGTGGAAAACCAGAGGGCACATACTTAGATATGGCGATGGCGGAATACTTGGTTGTCACGCTGATAATGACACAAATTACAAAGTAACACAAGGCGTAAGATACATGCCAAGAGGAATGGTTGCCGCTAGGCAAACCTGTGGAGCTCTTATATATCTGAATGACTGTGTTGACTCAGAGGATCAGTTAGATGGACAAAATTTTACTGGTGGAAATCTTCGTTTTGTTCATCTAAATATTTCATACAAACCAAAAATGGGAGACATAATATTTTTTCCAACAAATTATGTAGCTTCTCATGATGTGGAAAAAATGGGCAAGGGCGTAAGATACTCTTATCTTACCTTTTTTGGCCAAGGTGCTTCAGAGCAACAAACAAATGTAGTTATATCTGAACCCCAAGAAAGTTTTGAATGGTGTCCACCAGTATGGTTTAATAACATATATGATGATTACGAAACTTATTGCAAGTCAGAGTATTCAAGATGGTCGCACGCAGAGAAGTATAAATTAGAAGCGGGATGGAATCCAGTATATCAGGGAAGAAACGTTGTTCAGTACGGCAAGAGCCATGACGCAGTAGAGTTAGAAGAAGACGAAAAAAAGACAACCGAAAATTTACCAGAAGGACCGTGTGGCACAGATCCACAAAAAGTTGAATAAACAGTATGAAAACAATAGATCTAGGGACTGGAATCATTTTATTCAAAAACGCTTTAGATATAGATCAAAACTTAATAATTCCATATTTATTTAATTTAAAAAAAGAAGCATTAAAAAAAGATTTTACCATTATTTACGATAAAGATAATAATCCAACTCATGCAGTTAATAGATCTGGTCACAGATATATCCTTGAAGACATAGAGACATCATGTTCGCATATAATGGAGTTTGCTACACCAGATAAAGAAGAAAAATATATAAATTTTTTTAAAAGATGCGAAGACACAATCTATAAATGTCTATTAGAATATATAGAATTTTTTCCAATGATTCTACCCTGCTTATGGTGGAGAACTCAAGGGCACGTCGTTGCCTATTCTCCAAAAAGCGATTTTGGACTACATTGCGATAACGATGTAAATTATCAGCCAGGAGCAATACCGGATCAACAGTTAGCTATAAGAAATGTTGTTGGAGCAATTCTATACATGAATAATTCTTTAAAAGAGTTAGACAAAAATGATCCATATTGTTATACTGGTGGAGAAATAGTTTTCCCTTATGCCAAGGTAGAATATGCCCCAAAATCTGGTGATCTTATAATGTTTCCTTCCAACTATTTAGCTACGCATGAAGTAAGGCCATGTATACAGGGCTACAGATACGGATATGTTGGTTATTACGCTCAAGGATCTCCGGACGAAAAAAGGGGTATAAATATAAGAGAAAAATCCGATATAATAGATAGTGGCCAGATTTGGATGCCTGAAGTTTTTCAGGACTATACAAATAATGTTATGAATAAATATAAAAATGATCAAGATAAAATTTCAACACTACTAAGGGCAGCTAATAGAGTAAGTACCAGCAATAATACACAACAAGAAGTAAAAAGGGAAAAAGATAAAAATGAGATACACTGATTCAAAAGCTCAACACTTGGGTGGTGGGATTGTTTTGTTTGAAAATGCTATCGAACTAGAATGGGACTGGGTAAGGAAGGTTGTTGATGAATTTATACAAGATGAATGGGGGGAAATGTATAAGCCAGGAATAGATCCAGAAACAAATGAAGAAATATATGTAAATAAAAGTGGATATTTTTTTGGAAAAAACTCAATTAACCAAATGCCAAAAAGAGCTTCAGCAACTCATCAAAGAAAAGATTCAAAAGTTATGGAGTTTTTGAAATTCGTAGAAGACACAAAAGATAAATATCTATTAAAATACTTGGAGCTATTTCCGTTAGCATATAAATGTATATGGTGGAAAGTAAAAGGACATTTTCTAAAGTATAATGAAGGTGTTTATTTAGGGACTCACTCAGATGTAAGTGCGGATTATATTTATGGTATTTGGGAACCCAAAGATCAATTGGCCCTTAGAAGTATGGTTACCAATCTTTTTTATTTAAATGATCACGTAGAAGATAAGTCTTTGTTAGATGGAACAAATTTTAGTGGCGGAGAACATTATTTTAATTATTTTGACATAACTTATAAACCCAAAAAGGGTGATCTTCTTTTGTTTCCATCCAACTACATGGGCGCACACGAAGTTAAAATGGTTACAGGAGGTGAAAGATATTCTTATTTAGGTTGGTATAGTCAAGGTACTCCGAATCCAGCTGTTAACGAAAGTGTTACTGATCCAATAAAAGATCCAGAAAATGCACAATACGATACCAATATCTACATGCCAAATCTAGCTCAAGACTTTAGGGATTATTTAATAAGCAAAGGGTATCATGAATTATCAGATAAATTTCAGATTACTAAATCAAACTACTAATTTTTTTGAAAAAAAATATATGGATTTAACTAGACCCGTAGACGCTGGAATGTGGGTATTTCATAAAAACAGATGGAAAGAAGATCAAAATTTAGATTTAGAATTTGTAAAAACTAATAAATATTGGAGATCAATAAATGCAGAAACTATAGTAGATATGACTGTAGACGGATATCCTAGACAGGGTAATACTTCTTTACGAGAAGCAATTCTAGAATCTTTTTCAAATATATCAATGTCTACACCAATGGCACACAGGATAGTTTTACTTGAGCAAGCTATTATGCAGAATAAGGTTGTTATTGTTCCAGTAAGAGAACCATACGCTACGATAAGTTCAGCTGTTAATCAAATAAGAATTAATAAAAAAAGATTAGAATACAAGGAAAAATATTATCAAAAAAAACATTTAGATACTCTCATATTTGAAAGTATAAATTTTTATAACCGTTACGCAAAGTATGTATTAAAAAATAATAAAAATATAACTATCATAAAATTTGAAGACATAATTCAATTACATAATGATAGAATAGAAAAAAGGGCAAAACATAATAAACTTTTGAATTATTTTTCAAAAATGTATAACATAAAAATACATGAATCAAATAATATTTCTAAAATTGATAGCACTAAATCAAATGAAGTTTTAAGTAGGTTAAAAAATAAAAAGTTCAAAAAGAAAATGAAAAAAGCAAATAAACTGTATAATAAATTATATGATTTAAGTTTGGAGTTAAAATGAAATGTAACAACTTAGGCGGTGGAATAGTTTCCTTTGATAATGTAATTGATATTGATCATAATTTTCTAAAAAGTTATATATCATGGCTGAAAGAGTCAGACGAACAAACTTTTACTTATTTAGAAGAAAATGGTAAGAGGTACGCAATCAATAAAACTGGATTTAAATTTGAAGTAGACCACGTACCAGAAGCACCAGAGAGATTTGTAGACCTTTTTGGAAAAGGCTCAAATAGAACTCCGTCAGAAGAAATTGTACGTTTTATTGAAAAATGTGAATCCAGGCTATACGACTGCCTAGTGGAATACTGCGTACTTTATCCGGAAGCTGCAACAACTATATGGTGGAGAGGGTCAGCACATATAGCTGGATACAGCAATGGAAAATGGATAGGCCCTCACTGTGATGATCAAATTCAATTTGAGTTTGACGGACCTCCAAAAAATGAATTTCCAATTCATAACACAATAAGTTGCGCCCTATACTTTAACGACTGCGTGGACGAAGAAGATCAATTAAATGGAGATAATTTTGTGGGTGGACATATAAAATTTAAATATGCAGGAATTGACTATAAGCCAAAATCAGGAGGCGCAGTTTTCTACCCATCTAGTTACATGGGCACGCATGAGGTAACCCCAGTTACTGCTGGAGAAAGATATGTATATCTAGAATTTTTTGCATATGGAATACCCAAAAACTCCCCAGGCAATGACCTAAAGTACATGCCCAACCTAATAAGTGATTCGATTAAAGCTAGAAATAAATAATATAAAAACTCAATACATTCAAAAATATAAGTACTATTTAAATTAAAACAGGAACTTTTTATGATTA